ATCATAGGCGGCTTTGCCTTGTTCTGGTGGTACATACTCACCTATTAACTGGAGCCCCTCGGCAGTCTATGCCGAGGGCGTTGCGCCTGGCGTAGCCAACCTGATTTGTAACATAAGAAAATAGGTCGGAGTATGACAGATTGTCGCACCTACTTGATTTCTCCCCTTGACACCCTATATGAGATATTAAGATCCTATCTTAAGTGTTTCTTAGGTTCCTTACTAACTTCTAGCTATAAGAAGTAATTAGACCTAAGTGACTCTTAAGCACGATCTGGACTTGCTCCCCAGAGGTTTGTAGTAGAAAGAAGTAGATGTTTGAACTAACAGGACTGCTATGGTGGCAGTGGTGGATACTTATTATGGTTACACTTAACACAACGATTAACACAATACTGTTTTTTAGCCGTTACAAGAGAAAATAGTGACTTATATGCCACTTTTCTTGTCTTGTAGCTAATTATTTTAGTCTAACCCCTTGAAATCTTCGTATTAAGCACTATATGCGCCTAATAGCCCCTTCTACGGCAATATATCGCACCTCCCCACCCTTTTGATATTTACGAGCGTCGGATATACGCCAGAAGTGCTTAACTCCTAAGAAAGTAGTCTAATGCAACCTCAATTAAGGTATAGTGAACCTATAGCTAAGTATATCCGTCAGGCTGTACAAGATGGTGTGCAGATTAAGGATATTCTGGCTACTATAAACAAACGATACCAAGATGCCCCTAGAAATAACGCCATGCTATACAAATTGTATGGTGGAGACATAGCTGAGGCTCGCGCTGAGATAACACAGCGTGTTGGTAACGCACTTATACAGCAAGCCATAGATGGACACTTTCCATCGCAGGAGTTATTTCTCCGTTCTAAAGCAGGATGGAGTCCAAAAGAGACCCAACAGCTTGAAGAAGTTGAGGGAGACCCTGATGAAGATGCAAGCGCAATTAACTCCTTAATGAGTCTACTAGGACATGGTTCGGAATTACAAGAAGAAGACAGCGATACAGATACCTGAACTAAGGGCAGACACTCTTAGATCTTTATCGCCCGACAAACTAAAGCAAGTTCTATCCGAGCTAGGGTCAAAACAAGTAGAAGAGCTAAAACATACTTGGCCTTTCTGGGCTAGAGATGATCAGCTTGAACCAGAAGGAGACTGGGACTACTGGGTCTTTAATGCAGGACGAGGAGCAGGTAAGACTAGATCAGGCGCTGAGTGGGTAAGACACAAGGTAAAGCAAGGTTTTAAGCGTATTGCTTGTGTAGCTCCTACTAAAGGTGATATTAGAAGAGTTATGGTAGAAGGGGAGTCAGGTCTCCTTAATGTATGTTGGCAACACGACAAGACCTACCGTGGCGCAAAGATGGGCTACCCAGTATGGAGTCCGACGAATAACACCATCTCATGGGACAACGGAGCAAAAGCAGAGTTTTTCTCAGCCGAAGACCCAGAGCGTTTACGTGGACCTCAGTTCCACGCGGCATGGGCAGACGAAGTTGCAGCATGGCGTAACCAACAAGATGTATGGGATATGCTACAGTTTACTCTTCGTCTTGGTAAACATCCTCAAGTGATGGTTACTACTACGCCTAAACCGACAAAACTGATGAGACACCTACTTAAGAGCGATAGAAGCTATGTCACACATGGATCAACCTTCGATAACGCTCAGAACCTAGCTACACCCTTCTTAGAGGGTATCAGGAAAGAATACGAAGGAACTCGACTAGGCCGACAGGAATTATACGCAGAAATGCTTGAGGAGGCTGATGGCGCTCTCTGGTCTACCCAGATGCTTGATGCTTGTGAAGTTGACCCTAAAGATGTTCCTCAACTCAATAGGATTGTAGTTTCCTTAGACCCTGCCATTACTTCTAATGCTGAAAGTGATATGACAGGTATAGTAGTTGCAGGAATAGATGTGAATGGAATTGGTTATGTCTTGGAAGATGCGACAAATAGGTACTCACCTGCGGAATGGGCTTCTAAAGCTGTTTCCCTCTACCATAAGTACAAAGCTGACCGTATTGTGGCAGAACGTAACCAAGGTGGTGAAATGGTCCGTAGAACTCTTGAAGCGGAAGATGAAACAGTGCCTATCCGTTTGGTCCATGCTTCGAGGGGTAAAATGGCGAGAGCTGAACCTATCTCTGCGTTATATGAGAAAGAAAAAGTAAAACACGTAAGAGGCTTAGACGAACTCGAAACACAGATGAGGACTTGGGAACCTTTAGGCTCAATAGGCTCTCCTGATAGACTCGATGCGTGTGTCTGGGCATTAACCGATCTTATGCTAAATGGCGTATCCACCCCCAATGTTCGTCTAGCCTACGCCAGTGCTAAAGGTCTTGAGTCAGAGATATACCTAGGCTAATCAATGAAGAAGTTAACCGAAGAATTAGGAAAGATGGAATTAGGGCAAGGTGGCTCTAATACTAAGTACGGCACAATAAGGGCTGATGAGTTTCTCCCTGACCTCAAAGGTAAACGTGCAATAAGAAAGTTCCGCGAGATGCGAGACAACGATAGTACTATAGGTGCTATCATGTATGCAACGGAACAGGTTCTTCGGGATGTAGAATATAGTGTAGAACCCGCTAATGATACCCCTGCTGCGGAGGAAGAGGCAGAGTTCGTAAAGACTGTTCTAGAAGATATGGAACATTCTCTAGATGATCACATCTCCGAAGCTCTGTCGCATTTGACATTTGGCTTTTCATTATTCGAGGTCGTCTACAAACGTAGGCGAGGACCCGATCTACAAAACCCAAAGAAGTACTCTAAGTACAACGACGGACGTATCGGAGTCCGTAAGCTCGCCTCTAGGGCGCAGTGGACGATTGAGCGATTCGATGTCGATAAGACAACAGGAGATGTCCTCGGAGTCCGACAAGAGCAAAACTACGGATTTAAGTCTCTATTCATCCCGTCTACGAAACTTCTACACTACAAGACGACGAACACGAACAATGACCCATCTGGACGCTCTATCCTACGCAATGCATATGCTTCTTACCAGTATCTTAAAAACCTACAGAACATCGAAGCAGTAGCAGTAGAGAGAGAATTACACGGTGTACCTGTAGGTCGTATAGCAGCCGAATACCTTTCCCCAGACGCCACAACCGATCAGGCGTCAGTCCGAAATCAAATGGAGAAGATATTACGTGACCTTAAGTTTAACGAGCAGGGTTACGCTCTGCTTCCTTCTGACGTTTATAGGGATGCCGACGGTAAGCCTACTAATCAGCGCATTGTTGATATCGAGCTTATTACCTCTAATGGAACTAGGAATATAGACATACACCCTATTGTACAGCGGTATCAACATGACATAGCTAGAAGTGTCATGGCAGAGTTTCTAATGTTAGGTGCAGGACAGAATGGTTCATATGCACTTAGCAAATCTAAGACTGACTTGTTTTTGCGATCTATGGAGTCATATATAAACTCTATCTTTGATGCAATCAATAAACAGTTAGTAGAACGCCTTTGGCAGATGAATGGTCTTAACTTTGACCTGATGCCTAAGATATGTGCAGGTGATGTAGCTCCACACGATCTAAGAGAGCTAGGCGCTTACCTACGCAACCTTAATGGCGCAAACATTGATCTAAGTGATCAAGAAGATATAGTTAATGCTCTGTTAGCTAATGCAGAGCTTCCACCAAAGAAAGTTACTGAATAAATGGCTACGTTAAATGATAGAGTATTAGATAACGGTTTGACTGTGCTTGACACAGAAGCTAACCGTATCGACATTACTTCCCAGGAAGCAACAAGCTACGCTGAAGCTACTTCAACATACACACTAGGTAACTCAACCTCACTTGCCATCAGCGCACCTGGAGACAGGTCAGGCGGAGGTCGAGAAGTTACTGCTAGCGCTATTACCGATGGTACTGTCAGCGGTACAGGTACGGCAACACACTTTGCTATTGTAGATACATCTAATAGTAGATTATTAGCTACAGGTTCACTCAGCTCTTCTCAAGCTGTAACCTCTGGTAATACATTTACATTAGCTTCTTTCACTATCGGTATTCCTGATCCTTCATAAGGTGACTAATGGTTGTTCTTGTTAATAGGGCTAAAATGTCCACCTCCACTACAGGTACTGGAACCTTAACATTAGGTTCTGCTGTAGCAGGTTATCAAACTTTTGCTGATGCAGGTGTATCAGACGGAGATGTAGTTAGATACGTTATAGAAGACGGAGATAACTGGGAAATAGGTACTGGGACTTATACAGCCTCTGGTACGACATTATCTAGAACAGTAGTCGATAGTAACAACTCAGATAATGCTATTAACCTCTCTGGTAATGCTGAGGTCTTTGTATCTGCCACTGCGGCTGACATAGGTGTTTTACCAAGCACTACAGCCTCAACAAGCAGTACTTCACAGACAGCTATTGCCACATACTCTGCTAGCAGCTACTCTTCTGCAAAACTTATGATATCTGTTACAAAAGGTACAGATAGGCAAGTATCAGAATTATTAGTAGTTCACGATGGCACAACAGCTTCTGCTACAGAGTATGCTCAAGTTTATACTAATGCCTCTCTAGCTACTTTCAATGTAGATATAAACTCTGGTAATGTAAGAGTGTTAGCTACTGCAAGTTCTGCAACCACGACAAATTATACGGTAAAAGAAATACTAGTTGACGCTTAAGGATATTTAGATGCTTGGTTTTACGCCACTAGCTTCCGCTACCCTAGCTGATGATGGTGGGGTTAGAAACATAGCTTGCATTGCGAATGCAATCGCTACTGGCTCACCAGTTATCTCTAGCCCATCTATAACCCAAGTACACAATATAACGCTATCGAACATAGTTGCAGCCGCCCCCTCTGTAGCAAATGTTAACATGGCGGAAGACGAGACCTTCGCAGCAGATATACTTGCTACAGGGTCGCCTCAGGTAGGCTCACCTACTATTGCACAGATACATACTTTCACACCTAGTGATATTGTAACTGGCTCTCCTAGCGTAAGCATACCTCTTGTTAAGTCTTTGTCTATAAATGGCTTTACTACTGGAGTGCCTGTTGTAGGTCCAGTAAGCTTAGATGAAGATAACAACATTTACGCTGCAGCCGCCTTAAGTAAGAAGATGTCAGGCGGTTGGCCTAAGAGAGGCTACGAAGTCCCAGATGGTAGACTCGTACAAGCTGAACGTGAGATACAACAGACATACGGTGACATAGTATCAATAGATGTAAAATCTAAGTCGCTTAATAAGTTTGGTAAATCTGGTACTATAACAGCAGACGGTGGTTTAGAGACTGTATGGACTGTAGGTGGAAATGAGACTTACGTATCAAGTAACAGCATAAGCTCAGTCTCATCTTCATCAGCCTCAGATACGACACAAGTTACAATAGAGGGACATACATTATCTGGCAACCAGTTTACCTTCGTTGTACAGACTGTCTCACTAAATGGTCGAAATGAAGTAACTCTTCCGACAAGCCTAGCTAGAGTATCTCGTATATACAATAGCAGTAACACAGAGTTTGTAGGTAGAGTTGTAGTATACGAAACAACGACAATATCTAACGGTATTCCCACGGACGCTACAAAGATCCACATTGATATACCTGCAGGTTTTCAACAGTCATTTAAAGCAGCAACTACATTTAGTAATACAGACTACTTTATAATGACTGGCTTAAAAGGTTCTGTAAGTCTTAAACAAGCGGTAGCAATTGATTTCTACTTAGAGGTAAGAGAAGTAGGTAAAGTCTTTAGACAAATAAGCGCATTCTCAGCTTCATCTACTGGCGGTGACTTCACAGTATCTCTAGACCCTGCAATCATTATACCAAAGAACTCTGATGTTCGTATACGTTGTGAAACAGAAGATAACAATGCCGTAGCATTCGGTGTATTTAAAGGTTACTTAGCTAAGGTTCTATAATGTCAGATTCAACTAAATGGGCTTCTACTATGAAGCGTCAGATGGACAACGATGTATTTACTAGTCCACAAGAGGCTCGTAGCCGTTCTTTTATGCTAGGTTTTGATGGTGACATTCATACTCACGAGGTAGGCTCTAGTCTATACTATATGCCGGGCAAATCGCATGATGACTATCTTAAGTATCATAAAGATATTGCAGGTATTCAAGAGATACCTCAAGAAGAAGAGAAGCAAGAAAACGATTTACTAGCTCGCATACTTAGTGCTGTAATACAAGAGGTATCTAAAGTAGAGACTAGTACCTTAGCTAGTAAGGTAAAAGAACATAATGATAAACATGGTGGCAAGGGTAAAGTAACTACCTCTATGCTACGTCAGGTTTTTAACAGAGGTGTAGGCGCTTATAAGACAAATCCTGGATCAGTACGTCCTAACGTCTCATCTCCCGAACAGTGGGCAATGGCTCGTGTCAACAATTTCCTACGTACCATCCGTACAGGCCGCTTCCGTAGTGGTAAGCATGATACTGATCTCCTACCTTCTAAACATCCTCTTAGTACAAGGAAGTCACAAGTATGGGATGGAGGCGATTTACCAACGCAGAGTCAGGTTGACAAAGCAGATAAGCCCCTAAACAAACCCTTCAGACTTCCTGCAGGATCAAGCAAGAAGTTTGGAGTTTATGTAAAAGACGGAGACAGTACCAAGAAAGTTACTTTTGGTGATCCTAACATGGAGATCCGTCGAGACGACCCCAAGGCTAGAGCTAACTTTCGTAGCAGACATTCTTGCGATACCGCAAGTGATAAGACCTCTGCACGATATTGGTCTTGCCGTATGTGGGAGAAGGGTAGATCAGTGAGTGATTTAACAAAGAATATCGAAGGTCAAATCCTTAAGGCAGACGAAGAACAACGTATTGTCTATGGATGGGCCTCTGTCATTTCTGAGAAAGGTGAACGAGTAGTTGACCGTCAGGGTGACGTTATCGAAGCCGAAACACTTGTAAAAGCCGTGAATGATTTCATGGAGCATATACGTGTCGGTAAAACAATGCACAAAGGCGAACAAACAGGAATGGTAATTCATTCCTTACCAATAACTAAAGAGATTGGTGATAGCCTTGGCATACAGAGTGACCGAGAAGGATGGGTTGTAGCTTATAAAGTCTACGATGAAGAAGTCTGGAAAATGGTCAAATCTGGTGAACTTGCGGCCTTCAGCATTGGCGGTCGTGCGATTAAGGAGAAGATAGATGAACCTTCTTAAGCAATTAGAGCTTGACGAATTATCTCTGGTGGATCGCCCTGCTAATGCATCTGCCAAGGTTGCTCTGTACAAGCGTGACAATTCCAAAGAGGAAACTATGGAAAAAGCATATAAAATGACTGAAGAGCAGGAAAAGAATTTAGATAATCTTCCCCCTGCTGTTCGTGCCAAAATCCGTGAGAACATGGACAAAGGTATGAAGTATAATGAAGCTATGAAAATGGCTGAAGAAGACATGAAAAAGTCAGAGGATGAAGTTGATCTAAGCTTAGATGTCCTAGAGGCAGAAGTTGAGTCACTCAAGTCTGACAATGAACGTCTTCGTAAATCTCTAATTGAAAACGGTTTTGTAATCAAAGCTGAGTCAGTAGAGAAAAAAGAAGAAGCAGAGACAATAGAAGTCTCAGGTGAAATGGTTGTAAAATCAGACATCCCTGAGCCTGTATTGAAAGCTCTTGAAGAAGCTGCAGTAGAAAAGCGTCAGTCTGAACTACGTAAATCTGCTGAAGCTGAGTTACCCCATTTTGATGTAGAAGTTGCTATGTCTCTTCTAGATGTAATTAAGGGTGACGAAAAAGTATTAGAGGCATTAAAAGGTGCTGATGCAGCATTTGCCGCTTCTATGGATGAGGTCGGAGAAAAATCAGTAGATGCTGATATGACTGACCCACAACAAAAATTGGATAAGATGGTAGAGACCTATGCTCAAGAACATAGTGTCAACAAATACGCTGCTTTTGATGCCATCTCTAAAACTGCTGAGGGTAAAGCCCTTATTGCCAAAACTTATGAAAAGGATGAGTAATCATGGCTGTAACTGAATCTCGTGATACACGAACTTTCATCGCAGGTGAAAGCCTTGCGACATCTCAATTTAAATTTGTAACTCTCGAATCTGACGGTCAGGTTGATCTAGCAGATGCAGCAGGTGAGCGATGCTTAGGTATTGTAGAAAATGACCCTGCATCAGGAGAAGCTGCAACTATCGTAATGTCAGGTAAAACTCGCATCACTTGTGGCGGTACAGTCGCTGCAGGTGCTCAACTTCAAACAGACGCATCTGGTGACGCAATTACTGCGGCCTCAGGTGACGTTTCTATGGGCTATGCTCTGGAAGCAGGTGTTGCAGGTCAAGTGATCGCAATGGAACTGATCCAAGGCGGAAACGTCTTAGCGTAAACACTTGAGTAAAGGAATCTAAACAATGCCTATGTTAACCGCAAATCAGGTGCATATAGATCAACCGTTAACTAACTTGACTATTGCATTCTTACAAGACCAAAACAACTTTATTGCTGATAAGGTCTTCCCTAACGTCGCAGTCGATAAAAAGACTAACAAGTACTACATCTATGACCGTGAGAATTTCTTCCGTAATGAGGTAGAAACACGAGCACCTCGTACACGCGCTCCTAGAATTGGTATGAGCCTCTCAACAGCGACTTATACCACTGAAGTACGTTCGATTGCTACAGACTTCGACTTCGAAACACTAGCTAACGCTGACACAGCTTTGGACATCCGTAGAGGTGCTTCAGAGATGCTCACACACAATCTATTGATTGACCGTGAGAAGCGTTGGATGTCTACATTCTTTGGTGCAGGTATCTGGACTACAGAATATACAGGTGTTGCTAATGCAGACAACGACACTGCTGCAGAAGTTACACAGTGGGACGATTACACTAACTCAACACCAATCGTAAACGTAACAACTGCACGAAGAGCTATGCAATTAGCTTCTGGTGGGTTCAAGCCAAACAAAATGGTTGTGACACGAGATGTTCACGACACACTGGTTAACCACCCAGACATTCTTGCACGTATCAACGGTGGTGCAACTGTAACAAACACTGCTTTGGTAACATCAGCTAAACTAGCTGAGATATTTGAAGTTGCTGAATACCATGTTGTAGACGCAATCGAAAATACTGCTAAAGAAGGTGCAACAGAAGCGCTAGCTTTTACTGCAACTAAGAAAGCTGCCTTGTACTATGCCCCTGCATCAGCAGGTCTCATGGTGCCATCAGCAGGTTATAACTTCACATGGAACGAACTAGATAACGCATCTGGTTATGGTATCGACATTCGCTCATACAGCGGTGACTTCCTACGTGTAGAAGGTGTAGCAGAAATGCTAGAAGCCAACATGGCTTATGACCAAAAAGTTGTAGGCGCTGATCTTGGTGTATTCTTTAACACCATCTTATCATAAGGAGTAGGTGAATGTCCCGACCACCTTTTCAATATGATAAACCTATCTTCGTTAGAAATCCTCAGGGATTGCTGATGAATGGTAAGCGTTATGAAAAAGGAGATCTCGTTCCGTGGGTGGAGCGAGGTCTATCCAAGGCGAATATAGAACGCCTATATAACGAACATCATCTACATCACAATGAAGATATGGAAGAAGTAGCTTCTGCCCCTGTGGGAGACGGCCTAGATGATATGACTGTAGAGCAGTTACACATACTAGTCCAGAACATAAATCAGAAGGTAAAAGCTAAGACTTCGAGCAACTCAGAGTACGACCGTAAGAGATGTCGTATCTCTAAAGTAAAAGACAAGCAAGCAGGGTTGATTCGCTCCTGGCGAAGAAACTATGGACAATTTGAGGCTGAATAATGGCTTGGACATACGACGCAACTAATCTTGATAAATCGACAAGCACTGGTCGGTTAAATGTTGTAAGACTCCTCGTAGGAGATACTGATACAAATGATCAACTGGTCAAGAATGAAGAGATTACTTTCGCTTTGTCCGAATCAAATAACAATGTCTACTTTGCAAGTTCTTGGGCTGCATCTACTATTGCAGCTCAGTTCGCTCGAAAGGTCACTACAAAACTAGATGGGGCTTTATCGGCAGAGTATAGCGACTTAGCTAAACAGTATAAAGCCCTATCTGCAGATTTACGTGAGCAAGGACAGAAGTACTCTATGTCTTCTGGTAGCTTACGTGCAGGTGGTATTTCCACCTCAGCAGTAAAGGCAGCACAAGCTCTTACAGACCGTCCTGATCCTGCATTTTCTAAAGGTCAGTTTGACAATCCACCTAATGATAGCCAGTACATTCGGGATTATGATTAATGTCTTTCAGAGCATACGACCTCTTAAAGCTTGTAGAAGAGCATGGAGAGACTCTTACACTACGTAAGAAAGCTTATGGTGACTATGACCCTGCTACTAGTACAGTGGGGAGTACGACTACCACCGACCACTCTATGACTGCATATTTCTATAACTATGAATTAGGTGTATCTGATATAAATAACGTAGAACGTGGTATGAGAAAGTGTCTTATTTCCGCTCTAGGGTTATCAGTAAGTCCTGACACAGAAGATTTAATCGTAGGTAACGGTGATCCAGTACATATCATTAACGTACTTACAATGTATTCTGCAGGACAAGCTATCTGTTACATCTGTGATGTGAGGGAATAATGCAGGTTACAGTAAGAAAAGCTCGTATTGCAAAGAAAACTAAAAGACTTGAGCAAGCTGCAAGAAATCGTATATACAAAGCGTTAGACCAAAGTATAGATTTCTTAAGTTTAAGTGTGCCTGTAGATACAGGAGCTTATGCTAACTCTATGCACCTTAATCACAGAGGTGATAGAACAGGGAGCGGAGAAACCTCTCACAGAAAAGAAAGAGGAGTTTCTGCTGACTTAGTTCTTAATGAGATGGAATCTAGGCTCAGAGCTAGCTTAGAAACCATAGATCCATTAGACGGAGCTACTATAGTAAATAATGCACCTCATGCAAAATATGTTGAACTTAGACACGGCATATTTGATCAGTTAAGGAATGTGTTAACATAATGGCTTCTATCTATCATCACATAAGAAGAGCACTAGAAACAAAGCTCAACACCGAGAATATAGCTGATGTAGCCTACGAAAATGTAGCCTTCAGCCCTGCAACTGGTACTAGCTTTTTACAACCAGTTTTTACCCCGACACTTCGTAGGCCATCTGTAATGGGTACAGGGCCTCAACAACGCTATCAAGGCCTGTTCAGAGTTCTCTGTCATGCTGCCGAAGGTAACGGTCCAAACTCTGCCGACAGTTTGGCTAATCAAGTCATAGAAGCTTTTGAAGCAGCTACAGACGTTAGCTACAACACAGGCTCAGAAACTTTACTGGTATCTATTGATTACGCTGAAAGATCAGTAGGATTATTAGATGCCCCTTGGTATATCGTGCCAGTTAATATAGGTTGGCACATCTTTAATTAGGAGAAAATAAATGGCTTTCGCACAAGGCTCACGTTCCACACTATCTTTCTTAGCTGAAAGTACTTTTGGCACAACGCCATCAGGAAACTTCCAAAACTTACCTTTTACCACTCACTCTTTAAACCTATCTAAAGACCGGGTTGCAGGTACAGACATTCAATCAGACAGACAACCAAGAGTTGACCGACATGGTAACAGAGTTGTAGGTGGTGATATCGTAGCTGACCTTCGTCATGCTGAGTTTGATCTACTCACACAAGCTGCACTAATGTCAGACAACGATTTTGCTACAGGCTTTCAAGCAGGTGACGGTTCTACAACAGTACAACACGCAGCTATCGCAGGTACAACACCACAATTCTTCTCACTAGAAGACTATGCTGCAGACATCGACCAAGCTCGTTTGTTTAGTGGCTGTACTGTTAACACAATGTCAGTATCTATGGCCCCTAACCAGATGGTTTCAACAACCTTTGGTATTGTTGGTAAGGATATGGCAGTATCTGCTACACAGAAAACACAGAATGCTTCAGCAGGTAATGCACCTTTTGATGCTTACTCCGGTGACATCAAACTAGGTAACGTAGGTTCTCTAGGTTCAGCTTTGACATTGATCACTGCTGTTGACTTTACTATCACTAACAACTTTGCTCCAACATTGGTTATCGGTGAAAGTACAGCGTCTGCACTAGAGTTCGGCATGATCTCAGTTGAAGGAACAGTATCTGCATACTTCGAAGACGCTACACTACTTAACCGTTTCTTAAACGAAACAGAGTCTTCACTTGAGGTATCAGTTGGTGATGGTTCAAACACACTAACATTCTTATTCCCACGTATCAAAGTTAACTCTGCTGATGTGGGTGTAGACGGACCAACTTCACGTATTGTGAATATGTCTTTTGTTGCTCTTCGTGACACATCAGACTTATCGTCCTCTTCAACAGACGCAAACACGATCCTAAAGATTAAGAAATCAGGAGCGTAAGTAATCCCTAGCTAGGGCGAGGGAAGCGGTTGTCGGGTGCTGCTTCCCTCATTTCAATAACCCGATAACTCGAAAGGAACTCGAAATGGATTTAATGAATCTTAAACCGACTTCTGATACAGTAGAAGTCATAATAAAGCATCCTAACACTTTAGACCCTTTACTCAATGACGATGGGTCTGAAATGAGTGTCACTCTTCATGCAGCACATTCTAAAGAGTACAAGAAGATTGTGCATGAGCAGCAAGACAGACGTATCAAGATGATGCAAAAGAAAGCTAAGACACAGATCAGCGCTCAGGATATAGAAAGAGATGCTGTTGACCTATTAGCTAAAGTTACTGCAGACTGGGATATTACCTATGGTGGTGAGAAACCTAAGCTTACTGTGACAAAAGCTAAAGAAGTCTTTACTGAAGTCTTCTGGATACGTGAGCAAATAGAGGAGGCTTTCTCAGATAGCATGGATTTTACGACAGCCTGATTGAGGAGTTAGTTGAGTTTGCAGAGCATAGCTTTACTTTGAACGCAACTGACAAAGATGGCATCTCACTTAAAGCGCACTTAGAAAAAATTGAAGAGCAGACTGGAAAAACACCAAAGGAACTAGAAAATACACATTTTCCCACGTTGGTGCAACATATCTGGTCTGCTTTTGTTAATTTAAGTGATGCTCGTACCGCAGGCTTCAGTGGACCAAACCCACTAACATATACTGAGATACAGGCTTGGATGGATCTGACTAATACTCAACTATCCGCAAGAGATATAGAAGCAATTAAGAAGCTAGATACAGCTTACCTAAGGAGCCAAGATGGCTGATATTCTGTTTGACATTGAAGTTACAGGTATTAAGGAGCTTAAAGATGCTGCGGCAAACTTTGAGCGCCTTGGTAAGGTGTCCTCTAAACTAGCAGCTCAGTATAAACCCCTAGGTGCTCAAACTACTAGGGTAATAAAAGAACAGAAAAGACTAGAAGCAAGTCACAGAACTTTAGCTAAAGCTGTTGAAGCAGGTCGTATAACACGAGCACAGGCTAACAGAGCTTACGAAGAAGAAAGACGTGTATCTAAAGAGCGTATTCTTACCGACCAAAAACTTATAGCTCAACAGAAAAGAAAAGCTAAAGCTGAGGCAGAGGCACGTAAAGAAACCGAGAGACTAACCAGAGCTTATGCCCCTGCAAGAGCAGCTCTTGAATCATATAGACTTAAACAGAAAGAGATCAGGAAAGCTTTAAAAGCGAATGTTCTTGCAAAGAACGAAGCTAGGCAAGCCCTTAACCTGCTTGAAAAAGAGTTTAGAGAGTTTACTGGTGGTGTAGCTACTGGTGGTAATCAGTTTGCTAAGTTTAATACAGAAGTTTTCAGAGCTGAACAAAAGGTTAAAAGGTTTGCTTCTGTAGGTCTGCAACAAGCAGGTTATCAGTTTGGTGACTTTGCTGTTCAAGTGCAATCAGGCACTAATGTAGCTGTTGCTTTCGGTCAACAGGCATCTCAGTTATTAGGTATTTTTGGAGCTACAGGCGCTATAGCAGGTGCAGGTGTCGCTATTGCTACAGCTTTTGTTGCACCTCTCATAGAGGGTCAAGACGAAGCAGCAGGTCTAAAAGATAGTTTAGAGAATGTTACTAATGCTCTAGAACAAAATCAGCAAAAGACTTCGGACCTTTTAGGCATGACTTTTACAGGTCCTTTGGAAGAGGCTAGATTAAGGGCTGTAGAAGTACTACAAGTATTCCAAAGGCTTAATGAAATAGATGTGCAGCAGCAGGTAGCTAAAGCTTTTGTAGGAACAAAAACTGCATTCGGTACTGTAAAAGAGGCAGGTATTTTTCCAGAACTTCAAGCAATAAGTGATGCAGCTACTAGAAAAGCTGAAGGTGGGTTTTTAGGTGCAGGTCAAGCAGATACCTTAAAGGAACAAAAAGCTGCTCTTGAAATAGCAAAAGAAGTTGAAGCTACTATTTTAATGTTAGCTCAAGCATCTAAAGGTCCAGTTGAAGATTTAGCTGGTAGGTTACAAGAGAGTTTCTTAGCTCTTGAACAATCAGGGTTTGCTAGTGATAAGTTACTAAAGACCTTTATGGAACTTATACAAAATGCTAAGGCATTAGAAAAAACAACCGAAACACTAAAAGAAGCTGAAGAAGCTAAAAATAATAGATCAGAAGAAGAGAAAGAGTTCCTCGAAAAAGCTATAGAAAATCGTAATAAAGAGATTAAAGAGGCTGAAAAACTAACTGAGGTAGAAAAACTCAGAAATAGGATTGAGAAAGAAAGACTTGACACCTTTAGAAAAGCTGAAGCTATAATAAATAGAGTTAGGCAGCAAAGGCGTAAAGCTTTAGAAGCTGAAGAAGCTAGAGAACAGGCTAGGATTGAATTAGAAAATGCTAAGAAGATAGAGAAACTAGAGGCAGCAAGAGCTAAAACTATAAAAGAGCGTTTTAACTCTATAATGAAAGAGATAGAAGCTAATGATCAAGCTGTTGCTAGGGAACAAGAAAGACAACAGAAGGTCAATACATCTGCCTCAGAGCGTTTAGTTCTGCTTAAACAACAAAATAGAGTCTTAGCGTTGCAAATAAAGTATGGAAAAGACTCGGAAGCAGCTCTAGAAACTCAGAAGAAGTTTACACTACTTAACTTAAAAAATAGCCTCGAAAAACAAGGGGTTGATAACGACATTGTTCGAGCTTTATTGGCTCAACAAGAAGCACTAATAGATAATAAGAATATACTTAAAGACTCGGTAAAAGTAGCAAAAGAGTTAAAACAAGCTCTTACACCTGTAGAGGCACAATACTTATTAGAAAAAGGTATTTTACCGCCACAAGCTGCTAAAGACTTTGAAGTAGTAAATGAGGTAGAAAAAGAGTTCTTAAGTAATAAAAGAGCAGCAGCTAGAAAAGCAGCAGAAGAAGCTGCAAAGGCCTATGCTAAAACACTTGAAGAACAAAGACGTATTGCAGAAGCTCTACAGAAAGAACTAGAAGGTCCATTAGTTAATGCCATAGGAGATGTGTCAAACGCTTTTGGTGATTTTATATCTAGGGGTGTACAAGACTTTAAAGGTTTCGTAAAAGACATACTTGCATCTTTCCAGAATATGCTTTCACAAATGATTGCTATGGCTATACGTAACCGTATACTTATAAGTGTGGGTATGGCAGGACCAGGAACTGTAGCAGGAACAACTGCTGCCTTTGCAGGTCCTATGGGTGCTTTTTTAGGTACTACAGGTGCAGTAGGTACAGCAGGTACTGGCTTTTTAGGGGGAGCAACTGCTGCTCTTACGGGAGGTTTTGGTAACTTCTTTAATATAGGTGCTAATGCGGCTGCAGCAGGTGGTGGTATAGGTGCAACTATTGGAGCTGCCTTACCTCCACTACTTGCAGTGGTTGCTGTTATAGGGCTATTACGTAAGAAAACTAAAGTTCTTGACGAAGGTCTAAGAGTTACTGTTGACGGGTTTGATGCACTTATTGAGACATTCCAAACAACTCAGACAAGTAGACTCTTTGGGTTACTAAAGGGTAAGCCAAAAACTGCTTTTGAGGCAGCTTCTGCAGACGTTGCAGATCCCCTATCTAAGGCTGTAGGTGACATACAGAATCAAGTAATGAAAGCTGCAGAATCCTTAGGTTTAGCTTCTGAGGCATTTGAGGACTTTACTTATCAGTTCCAACTATCTTTACAAGGTTTAACTGAAGAGCAAAAGATAGCTGCACTAAATGAAGAGCTAATGAAGCTCGGAGATGAGTTTACATCTTTAACTGGTGTATTTAGCACAATGAATGAGCTATTAGCTGTAGCTCAACAAAGATACGACCTAGAAACTAGGTTGTTAAGTCTACAGGGCGATGCCTCTGCCCTTCTAACTAGACAACATGAGCTAGAGTTAGCTGCTACACACGAGCTAAACAAAGGTCTTCTACAACAGATTCATACTATAGAGCAAGCACAACTTGCTGCTAGTGAAGCTGCACAAGTAGCTTCTCAAGCTATGAGTAATGTAAGCTCTGCTATGGCTAATGTTGAAAGAATTATACAGAATAAAAAGAACAGTATTACTGATACCTTTAACTCTTTGATGGAGTCTATAGAAGCTAGGATAGATGCGGCTAATGATGTTGTAACACTTAGTCAATCTATTTTAGGTATGCTTAGAAATGTGTCAGACACTAGGATGGCTATGACTCGACAAGAGGCTATAAGCTATTTGACACAGTTCCGTGGCGGTGGTCGTATATCTGACGAAAGAGAACTAGGAAAAGCCTTAGATGCTGTAGCTGAACCTACAGAAGATCTGTTTGGTAACTTTGTAGATTATCAGAGAGACTTCTTAGATACATCTTTACTTATACGTGACTTAGAAAAGAATGCAGCTATTAACTTAACAACAGATGAAAAGATACTTAAGAGTGCTCTAGAAGAAGCAGAGAATGCTCGTGAAAGATATGAAGAAGAAGTAGAGCTACTAGAAGAGCAGCTACAAAATGCCAGAGATCAGATAGACGTTCTAAATGGTATAGATAAATCAGTACAAACTGTAGAACAAGCTATAGCTAAACTAGAGATTGCTGTTCTGGCTGCTGTAGATGCAAATGCTGCTGCTGACGCTGCTAGAAAACTTGCTAATGCAGCAGGTGGCGGTGGACCTGCAGGTGCAAATGTTCAACAAGCTAATCAGGCAGGACAAGGAGTTATAAATCAATTAGGTCTAGCAGGTAATTATGCCAGAGCTTCTGATGGTGCCGTATTCCAAAAGGTAAATATCCAAGGTGCAAATCAGCTTCTAGATGTTGCAGGTTCACTAGGTATACAAACATCAGGACTAAGTGGAGCAGAAATCCAACAAGCTATTTCCAATACAGGTAATCTTGCAGTTAGTATGGATAACATAACTAGGGATATGCAATTTGCAAAAGGTGGATACTTTGGTGGTGGTGTACGTCTAGTTGGTGAACGTGGACCTGAGCTAGAAATGACTGGTGCATCTCGTATTATGAGTAACAGAGACACTCGTAAGATGTTACAAAACCCTGAGCTTTTGCTTGCTGTAAAAGAGATGAGACAAGAGATATCCGACCTTCGTAGTGAACAAAGACAACTCGGTATTAACAACAATAAGTATACCAAACGTGCATATGACCTGTACAGACAGTGGGATACTGAAGGTCTACCTACAGAGAGAACATAATGGATATTATTAAGCCAGTCACAGTTACCAACAGTATCCTAACATCCTCTAATGTTGCTGAAAATGATTATAGTGAATGGGCTTCTGGCACTACCTATAGTGATGGTGATAAAGTAATTATTACAGGCACTACTCACAAAGTGTACGAGAGTCTGACTAACAGTAATCAGGGTAATAATCCTACCACTAGCACTACTAACTGGTTAGAACTTGGTGCTACAAATAGGTGGAAAGCCTTTGATCAGAAGATAAGTGATCAAGTTAGTAATTTAAATAGCATAGAATATCAGTTTAATGATGCTAACTCTAATGTCACAGCAGTCTCCTTGTTTGGTTTAGATGGTACTAATGTCAATGTGACTGTTACAGACTCTACAGATGGTGAAGTATATAATCAGGACTTCTCTCTTTTAGACAATGCTGACATTGTAGATTGGTTTACTTACTTCTTCGCTGATCAAGGTAAGAAAACTGAAGCATTATTTACTGGTATTCCACCCTACTTTAATTCTGATGTAGAGATAACTATTACTACGGATACTGGTCAAAACGCTAAAGTAGGGCAAATTGTATTTGGGTTC